TATATAGCGTGCAGTTAGCCCTCACGTTGCTACATGCGTGAGGGCTAACTCGTTGGAAGTGTTACTCTTTCTTCCCCGTATACGCCTTCGCACCTTGCGAACCCTGTCCAGCAGGCGCAGCAGTGGTCAATTGGCTCTTCTTGACCGTCACCACGCTGCCATCTGCAAGCGTCGCAACAACACAATCACCGTCTTTCTCATATCCTGGGTCGCTTGCGTGTGCATCACGCACTGCGACAACGTTCTGGCCGTTGTACTGCTGAGCATATTCTACAGTCATGCTAACCTCCTCCTGTTGTAGTTTGTTGAAGTTACACAGTCACGTGTGCAGAGCCGTGCAGATTGCTACGATCCACAAAGCACGAGAACCGATATGTACGCGTACCATCAGGTGCTGCTGCTGGAGTGTATGCACCACGTGGATCACCTGATGTAAGCGATTGCGTGACTACACCAGCAACCAACGCACCTGCTGCAGCAGTAACGTCACTCGTCATCTCACCACTCATCGCCGTATGGAGCACCTTGTAAGGTACACCGAGGATAACACCGACGCCGATGCTATACGTAGATGCTCCAGGAACAGACAGATACGCAATGTCCTTGAACATCTTCTTACCAACAACAGGCGTAGCGCCTGCAAGCACGAACGTCTCACGTATGGGTTGACCCAGATAGTCAAAGCCAACCAACGTCGCATTGCCTGCTGCACCAGCAATACCAACAACAGTCACATTGCGTCCGTAGCGACCCATTATCAAATCAGTCAACGCTACAGCAGGAACAACGTTACCTCCTGCTGCGAGAACCTGACCGTTGACAATCACACCCGCACCAGCAGCCACGCATGCAGGAATGTCTACAGTAGTGATGCCATCGACACCGACATCTGCCGCGTAGCACATATCAGCCACACGGTAGTTGACGCGACGAAAGCTAGGAACAGCGACTTGAACAGCCATAACTACTTCTCCACTTCCTCAGGCTCAGCTTCAGTTGAAGCGAGCAGCTTGTTGACAATATCTGGGTCGCCTTCAAGCAGCTTCGTCACTGCCTCAAGTGCCTGCTTCTGTCTATCAGACAACCCACCGCTAGCTTGCACCATGCCAACAGGAGTATCGTCGCCGCCTTCTAGCAACATCGGCACTAGATTGCGGTCGAGCCTCATACGCAGAGCGTCTTCATGAGTGAGAAACACACTGTCGCCTCGTAGAGTGCGAACCATGTATCCATCGATCTCAACTTCAGTAGGCACATTGCGAAAGCCGACTTCATCTTTGATAGTGCGATTGACTATAGTCGTACGCTTCATCGGCTCAATCGTGTACGCAGGCACTGGACGTTTCTGTTCGTCCATCGTCATCGCCCGCATAGGCTTGTTAGCAAAGCTTACTACTGGTGTTGGTTCGGACGCCATTCGTAGTTACCCCTGTTATACAGTGTATAGCCTCAGTCGTTGACCACTGCATGTGTGCGGTATTGCTTCCACGTGCAGAACTGACACTGAGTGATGACACGTTGGCCGTAGCCGTCGATAGTCCACGGCGCAGTGAGGTCAACGTTCTTCATGTTGTTGTCACCAAGGATGTGCAGACGGAGGTAGGTGTCGTTGAGGAAGTAAGCACGATCCACTGGGCAGCTTTCATCGTAGATGATCGGCACGCCGTTGTGACTGATACCGTCGAAGCCGAGGTCCATCATGCGCTTACCACTCGACGTGTTGGTGAGCGGGATGGTCAACTTACTACGAACAGCAGCACGATACAGTCTGTAGTGATTGCGACCAGCGATGATCACCTTCGGACGCTCTGTGCCTTGCTTCAGATCAAGCAACACATCATCGTAAGCTTCTTCGATGTTCGTTGCGTTGAGTGTGCCTGCGAAGTCGTAGCTTGACGATCTCCATTGCACTTCTGTCGCACGATCAACGCCAGCAAGACTACCCGTAGTCGGATCGTCAGGCACCAAGAGTGCAAGACCGTTCGGATCATTGCCACCACCAAAGCCGTACAGGTACATCGAGAACTTCTCCTTGATGCTCATCTCAAGAGCTTCAAGTTTACCCTGCAACAGCTTCACAGCCGCTTGTTCACCCTTGTTCTCATCCTCTTCCTGATTGGAGATGATGACAGTACCGGCGATACGTGACCAACGATACTCCAACTTGATGAACTCTTGCGTCTGTACCACTGGCAAGCTGTCGTAGTACTGATAACTGCCAACAGTCGGATTTCTGCCAGTGAGCAGTGGATTGGTGATGTTGTATCCACTGGGTTCGTTCTCAATCCTATCACGTGCGAAGCACCACGCCATGAGTGCGTTACTCTGCATCGCAGCAACAATCAACTTCTTCCTGCTACGCTCAACAGTCGTAGCGAGGACGTTCTGGAGTACAGGCATCTGCCATGTGTCCTATTTGGAGTTAAGCTCCGTGAAGACAGCCGATGCAATGTCGCGCCAAGGCGTGTTGCTGCGGAAGTCACCACGTTGGTTGCTATTCATAGACGTTGAGCTACCGCCGTTAGGACTAACACCGCGCATATCACCCGGTGTTGACGCACGTCTACCACCACCGTTGCGTTGGCGCTTCATAGCAGCCTCAATCTGCGGACGGAGTGGTGAAGTGAAGTCCATACCTCGACGTTCTACCCAACTACGTAGTTCAAAGTACGCACGCTCTGGTGTAAGACCATGCTGTTGAACTAAATTGCTGATTTCTACCCCATGCGTTTCAGCATGCGGGTGTTGCTGCACGAAGTTCTCCATTTGCACTTGAGCTTGCTCTTGGATGCGTTCGTGTTGCTGTCGCTGCTTAGCAGCTTGCTCTACTGGACCTAAACGACGGTCAAGTTCGTTGGTGATAACACGTGCGTTGATCTGTGGTACTGCATCGTGACCGAGAATGTCCTCCATCGTCGCACCGGCAGCAAGCACGCGTGCGATGATGTCACGGACGGCGAGAATTGGGTTGCTCTCAGCCATAGCACGCAGTTGCAACGCCTCTTGTGCCATCTGCGGCGACAAGTTGTGCTGTTTCATCACCTGATCAATGCCTTGGTAGGCTTGCAGGTGCTGTTGCATCGCCTTTATCTGGCGTGCTGACTGATTTGCTGCATACTGTGCGCGATTGAGGTTGTAAGCTAGCTGCTTTTCACGTCTAGTAGACGCAACAACCTGTCCATTGCGGTCAAGTAGCTCGCCGTTTGGTCCTTTACGAGGTTTGTCTGTGAAGAGTTGGTCTTCTTTACCTCGTTGCTGCGGCGAATGGCGATCACTGCCGGTTTCCTGTCGTGATCCGTCACCTTTATCACTACTCTGACCATCTTCAACACCTTGTGGGTGACTGATAGGCAGGTCTAGCTGTTGTCCTTCACCACTATCGCCACCATCGTCACCCTGTTGCGGCTTCTCAGTGATGCCGAAGCTATCACCGACAGCAGTCATAAGGTCTTTCTCTTCACCGGGCATTATAGCCTCCACGTATTAGCGGTTAATCTTGCCACAATCGGCGCAACGCCAGAATACGGATTGCTTATCGTAGTCAATGTCACCACAACACCAACCAGACCAGCATCTCAAACCCCACCAGTTGCGCCAATAGCGTAGCTTCGTCATGCAACAGCACCTTGTTGCATCTGTTGTATCATCTGCGTCGCTATTTCTGCAACGCTCTTACCACGTGCGAGTTGAATACCTAGTTGTTGCTTGATTTGAGGCGGCATACCATCGATGAGACCTGCAACTTGCTGCACTATCTGTGCGATGTTGTCAATCTCCATACCACCGCCACCTTGACCACCTCCGCCGCCACCTCCACCACCAGCACCTTGCGCACCTTGTTGACCTTGTGCGCGTGCCTTCATAGCCTCAATCATCATCTGTTGTTTGCGATCTTGACCTTGCTGTGCGCCTTGCTGATCTTGCTGTTCAGCTTGCTGTTCGTCAGGTGATGGACCTGATGTCTCCTTCATGATGCCTTTGTATATCAACTCCCAGTATTCACGACTGACAACTACATTGTCGAACGCCTGCGAAAGAACTTTGAGGGCAACAACA